TTATAATGTTCTTTTAAATCAAAATTCTGACCGAATTCAAAGTGATATTGCTAATAGTCAAGCGTATGATTATGGAAAATCAATGTCTAATTATATAAATAAGGGTGAGCAGAAATTTATGGCGGATGCCAATGGAAGTGGAGGAGATTTAGATACACCAATGGATAAACAAGTCGCTCAAGAATTTGAAAAATCTAAAAAACAGGTTGTTACGCAATACGACAAGAATGAAATGACTATCGGAAACGAAATTGTAAAAGCAACGTCTGAAACGGATGCTGCGCTTATTGAAATGATGAAAAATGGGAATATGGATTTTTCTGAAACAGTTTGAGGATAAAATATGGGTTTGTTCAGGGATTTTGCGGAGAAATCTATTGATTTTATTCGTGAAGAGGTATTGCCGCTTAGGGGTGAATTAGTTAAGGCTGGGATACTTACACCAGATATCGGCGCATATGACCAAAAAGCCTCTTTAGTTGACCCATGGTCCTATTCTCAGACTGCATATGGTTATAAAGAAAAATGGTCTGTATTAGATTATTCAAAATTGAGACAGGTGAGTTACTCTGACCCTATTGTAGCGGCTGTCATTCAAACGAGAATCAATCAGGTTGCGTCTTTTGCTATTCCACAAGCTGATAGGTACAAAGTTGGTTACAAGATTGTATTGAGGGATAGAGAAGCAAGACCTTCTGATTCAGATAAACAAAAAATGAAAGAACTTGAGCAATTTATATTTAATTGTGGAGTTCCAGAAAGTTTTGACGACACTCCAGAACGAAGGCGAAGAGATAATTTTGACGTATTTTTAAGAAAGATTGTTAGAGATTCTCTTACTTATGATCAAATTAATTTTGAAATTACACCAAGAAAAAATGGGATGCCCTATTCATTTGTTGCAGTAGATGCATCAACTATTAGATTAATCCCAGACACTAAAGAATGGACCGAATCACATGGTCCCGGAATTAAGAATCAAATATCTAGCCCTACTCAATTTAATTATGATGATATTATTTCTCGTCAAAGTGCATTTGATGAATTTAAACCAAAATATCCAAAATATGTCCAAGTAATAAATGGAAGAATTCTTCATACTTTTGATGAATGGGAATTAGCATTTGGAATTAGAAACCCAAGAACTGATATAATATCATCTGGATATGGGTATTGCTTACATCCAGATTCTAGGGTTAGCACTACAATGGGTATGGTGAAAATCTCAGAACTTTCTGAATATAGGGATCATTTTGAAGTTGTCTTTAATGGAGAAAAGATAAGGGCGATAGCTTTTAAAACAGGCAAAAAGAGTATAGTAGAGCTTCATTTTGACGATGGGCGTATAATTAAAGCAAGTAAAGACCATCTTTTTTATGTTTTGAATTCCCTTGGAGAGTTTGAGTGGAGAAAACTTTCAGAGATAAATTCTGGGGATGTTGTTGCAAGTGATATAGGATTTCTTCAAAGTCATACAATACCATCTATTCATAGTTACAAGTGGGTTAAGGTCGATGTCGTTGGTGAGTCTTTTGTAAAAAGGGCTGCTAGTTTTCTTAATTCAAAAGACAGTGATTGTTTAAAGAAAAATTTAGTTGATTGTAGTGTAACGCGTCAATGGCTATTTGATAGATTGCCTGACTGTTCTGTTAAGACAGATTTAAAATGGCACCATGGTGTTGTCTCTAGTGTTGTAGAAACTGAAGAAATGGTTGAAATGTACGACCTTTCTGTAAACAGTGATTTCCATGCATTTTCAGTTGATGGAGTTGTAGTTCATAATTCAGAAATCGAAATGATGATTACTACCATCACTTCTCATATGAATGCTGAAGCGTATAATAGGAAATTTTTCACACAAGGTTCTATAACAAAAGGTATTATGGCTTTTGAAGGGTCTGTCCCTCCTGACCAATTAGAATCATTTAGAAGACAGTGGTATCAGCAAGTGACTGGTATTTCTAATGCATGGCGTACTCCAATTATGAGTTTGGGGAAAGACACAAAGCTTAATTGGATTGATCTTCATAATACGAATAGAGAAATGGAATATGGTAAATGGCTTGATTATACAATTAAGACTATTTGTTCTGTATATCAAATGGACCCAATTGAAATTGGTTTTGATATTTCCAAACAGGGCTCTGGTGAAAAGGGCTCAAGTGGGGGGTTAGGACAAGGAAGTTCTCAAGAGAAAATCATTTTTTTCTCAAGAAAAAGGTCTAAAACCACTTTTAAAACATATTCAATGCATCATGAATGATTATGTTATTTTTAGAATTGACTCGAATTATGAATTTGAATTTGTTGGGTTAAATGTAAAAAATGAAAAAGATGATTTAGACCAAGCTGTCCAGGAAGTTAAAAATTTTAAGACTGTAAATGAAATTCGTGCCGAACATGACCTTGACGCAATACCTCCAATAGATTCAGTTAAATCTTTAGGTGATATTCTTCTTGATCCGGGCTGGATTCAACAATTTGGAGCTCAACAAATGGCTCAACAACAGCAACAAATGGCTGAGTCACAAATGGGACAACAGCAAGAAAATGAAGAGGAAGAAGATTCTGATGAGTCAGCACCTCCTGTAGCTGGGCCAGAAGAGCAAGAAAAACAAGATATACCTTCAGATGAAGATCTTGAGGGTATGGATACAGATAAATTAAATAATGTTTTGTCACAGCTTCAAGGTGTAAAGAAAGAAGGGAAAGAGAAGAAATCTAAGAAAGAAATAAAAAAATCTCTAACACTTGAATTATGAAAATTCATATTGAAGCTGAATCACAGGAAGAATTTGATAATAAACGAGAGGCTCTTTTAAAAGCCCTAGCTGGTAAAAATTTTAAAATTGAGCCATTAAAAGACCATCCTACAATTTATGATTTAGAAAAACCTGCTCTTTCACCACGTAAAGCTATATTTCGCGCACAAAATGAAATGATGGGCCATTGGGATAAAAAATATAAAGCAATGGTTAATAACATTAAAAAAGAGATATCTGAGGTTTTAGGTGGCATTGGATAGGGCGATTTTTCTTTATATGGATCCACGCGAAAAGGATAAGAATAATTTCGCTCAATGTAAATCTTGCGTTATGTGGACAGGGGAAAAAGGAAAAACTTGTGTGATTCATGGGAAAGCGCTTCACGTTAGAGCACAAGATACGTGTGGGCTTTATGTTAATGGACCAATTCATGAAGACATGATTGGCAAAGAAATGAAATTAACTGTTCCAAAAGAATCCGGGTTTGAAAAGAAAGTTGTTAGATGTGAGAATTGTCGTTATTTTGAGGGGAAAAGTGTGTGTCTTTTCTTTAGAAAACTCAATAAAATACCAGAAATGGATTTAGATGAAAAAGTTCACCCAAAAGGGTGCTGCAATGCTTGGAAAGAGCAAATATTGGTGGCAAATAAATGAATGACGCTAAGCGTGGTTTCTATATAGAAACTAAAAAAGCTGAAGTATCTTCAATAGCTGTAATGGATGGCCACAAAATTCTTATGGGCAAACGGCGGGATAGTAATAAATGGACTCTTCCTGGTGGGCATCTTGAAAAAGATGAAAAAAAGGAAAATGCAGCAAGACGCGAGCTTAAAGAAGAGGCTAATTTAGATATTAAAAATTTAAAGCATTTAGGATCAAAAAAAATTATATCCCAAAAAGGTAAAAAAATTGTAATTCATTCATTTAAAACAAAACATGATGGTTCAAATCCAAGTGCGAAGAATGACCCAGATAAAGAAGTTAAAAAATGGCATTGGATAGATGTAAAAAAATTTCCAAAACATATTATTGAAAATTTACATTCAAAGAGAAATGTTACACTTCAAAAACTTGGTATTCAAAAATCATTTTATATTTATTTATCAAAAACAAAAACGGAGATTAAAAAATGCCATTAACAAAAAAAGAATTGGATACAATTCAAAATATTATAAGAAAAAGATTCTTAGGATTGACATATGAAGCTTTAGGAGAAAAAGTCTTAAGTTCTTCTGAAATATCAGAACTAAAACGTGCAGGGTTATTGCGTCCTTCAGTGAAACATATGATGGGTGACCCGTATTTATTAGGTAAAATTATTGCACTTCTTCCACCTACAACTGCTCGTACATTGAGTTATAAAGATGTTCTAACAGCCTCAAAGAAAATGCTTCCGCTTACAGGTGTTGAAAAAAAAGCAATTGATTATGCAACAGACCATGCAGGTCAGTATATTCGTGGAATAATGAACAGTGTTTTAAAAGATACAACTGCACTCACTGCGCGTGCAGGAAACGCAGCCTTAAGAGCAGTTCAGGAACAGACGGCAGGATCAATAAGAAGTAGAGAAACTATAAGTGAATTAAAAACAAGATTATTTGATGTTATTGATGACAAAACAAGAGACTGGCAACGTGTTGCTCATACAGAAATAAACACCTCTATTCAAAATTCTATTTATAAAGAAATAAGAGAAAAAAGTGATGTTGGAAAAGACCAATTGGTTTATAAACTTCCTGCACCAGATGCCTGCAAATATTGTAAAAAACTTTATTTACAATCTGATGGTGTGACTCCACGTATCTTTAGATTAAAAGATTTAGCTGAATCAAATATAGGGTTAAAAGCCCCAGATTGGCAGCCAACCATTGACTCTGTGCATCCTTGGTGTCAGTGTGTTCTCCTTGTGATTCCAGAAGAACATGATTTTGTTCATGAAAGAATTGTTACTGAACCATTTGAGAGTGATGGAATAAAGTATAAAAGAGGTCAATTAATTTTTGGGACAGAATTTGAAAATTTTTCAGATGAAGAAAAAGATAAGATAGGGGTCGCCGCCATACTCAGAAATACGGGTACAACTGCAAAACTTACAAAAAAATCTTTAGTCAATGAAATGATTTCCGAAAGTGGGTTGTACTGTGAACATGATTAGGAGATTTTTATGCTCAAATTTGCTGAAATAGAAATTGCATATAAGCATATTAAAAAATCGTATTCTTTAAATAGTTACCAATGTTGGTATCGGATGCCTAATAAGACCGTTAAAGGTAAAAAATAACATGCAAAAATCAACGGAGCCTTCACAAAATCAAAAAGAGACTAAAAAAGTCAGAAAATCATTTGAATTAGTTATTAGTTCTAATTTAAAGGCCGTTAATTTTAAAAAATCTTATGAAATTGATATCTGTAAGCAAAAAGAAATAATTGTGGATTTGAAGAAAGCGAAGATTCAGACCATAAAAAGGTTACTTTATGCTCGAAAAAATTGATTTACAGTGTCCTCATTGTGACACGAAAATCATAAAATCATCTG